TTTGTTTAATTCACGATTTGCTTGTTGTTGTGGCACCAAGTCTACTGTGCGTGATGCCCCTACAGTATCTAATGTAGCAGGTTGACGCATACTTGGGGGAAGATCGTATTCCTTCTTTTCTTCACTAACATATCCTGTATCTTCCATATAACATTCTTCAACATATTTTCGTAATTCTTCTAATGGACCATGCCAAATTTTACGTGGGATGCGACCTTCTTTATAATAATGATCACATAATGCCTCATATAATCCTTCATCCATTGCCCAACCTTCTTGACACATTTTATGCTCATGTGGATATGCTTCTAAAATTTCTTCTAGCATACTTTCCATAATAGGTTGCTTATCGGACTGTACATTTTCATACATACTTTCATCCTTTTTACCATGTTTTTTGTTATATTCATCCCATGCAGTAGCATAAAGAACACCTTCCCAACGATCACCATATTGCTTTTTAAAAGCTTCTTTACGACCTTTAATCCAATCTTCCATACCAGGAGGGGCAACTTCAGTAACTTGTTCTTCTTTTGTTAAACGTGCTAATGCTGCATCAATACCCGCTAATCTTTTTAATTCTTTAGGTGTATCATCAGCCTTATTATACCAATCACCTTGTTTGCCTGATTGAAAACTAGCAGCACTAGAGCGATCTACAACATCTTGTTGTGCAGCTTTAATATATTTTGCTAAAGATTGTTTGCTGATTTCATCAAGTTCTTCTTCCGCCACACCCTCTTCGCCTAATGCAGTAACTTCTTTATTTTTTACTGCTTGATCTAAGGCACGTTTTAGTGGATCATTAGGATCTTTAAAATCTATAACTTTCATACTTGCTTGTGTGTTAGCACCTGCAGGACGTGATGTAGCTGAACTTGATGCAGTAGAACCAATTGATGGTACTGCTACTTGACTTTGATCTAATGTAACCTCATTAATTTGTTTCTTTACAGCTTCAACTTGCTGAATAAAATTTTTCAAACTTAAATCCATGATATATTCCTTATTTCCTAGCACCTGTTTCGGGTCTTGGTGGTCTAGTAATCGTTGTCATTGGACTTTTGTTGCCCATAGTTGACATAAATTTCTTTTGGTCAAATGGATCAAATGCGGGTTTTGTTTTTTCTCCTGCATATGGCATTTCAATTTGATCTTTCTTTTCTGATGCACGAATACGTGACATATACTGATCGGCATATTCTTTACTAGCTTCTTTACCATTATCTTCTAATTCAGTATGATCTAAAATTGGTGTATGACTTGCTTGATTAGCATATTCTTCTGCTTCTTTTGTAATACTGTCATCATATCCTGCTTGAATCATACGCACCATGTTTTCATCATAATTTAACAAACGTGCAATTTGTTTTACCATGGGTTCAGTGCATGGGTATCTAAATTCTACCTCAATGATCCACACTGATTGATTTTTCAATTGTGGAAAACCATAAGGGTCTTTCTGAATTGGAGTGCTCTTAGGTTCACCTATTTTGACGGGATCAAATTTTTGCAGGTTGAACATAAACATATCTAACCAATTTTTATTACAGTCACCTGCAACTTTGATCTTATAATTATAAGTGCGAACACTTTCAGCTAAGTATTGGCGAAAAGTTTTCATAAAATAAATTCCTGTTTACTTATTTATCTTGATTGTTGTTTTTAACGCTATCGGTTTGCTTTATCAATTGTTTAAGAAGTTCATTTCTATCAAGAACATGACCTACACCTAAATTTTCTTTTGATATATTTTCTTCTTTTGCAGCAGCAATACTTAATTTACGATCTAATTCAGCTTTTTTTAATTGCAAATCAATCATTTTTAATTTTTTATTAATTTTAGAAGTTTTAGCTGTAATAGCATGTCCTAACATTGTACTAGCTACAGCAAATATTTCTGCGCTAAAACGACTATCAACTTGCATACCTAGGTTACTTAAATCTTGAAAACTTTCAACTGCTAATTGAGATAATTCATCAAATTCTTTATCACTAATATCTAATCCTTTAACTTGTGGTAAAGCATTTTCTATCTTTTCAATAGTTTCTAAAGTATCAGTAGAAATAAGATCAGTAGGTATTTTAGATTCTTCTTTCTTTTGTTCGGTAATATCATCTTTAGATTCATTATTATTTTCTGAATCTAATTCAAATAAATCAATTAAACTTTTAGTAATTTTTTTATCTCCATTAATTAGGATATTTATTTAGATGAATTATGGAACAATTCTTTCTCTGTCACAACTCTAAACTTAATTCCTTGGCTCTTACACCATGCATTAGCTGCTTGCCATTTAGCATGATTTAAAGCTACAGACAATTTATCTTTTCTTGATTTTGCTTCTGTAAGTAGTGTTTGTTTTGAAGGTTTTATTTCAACAACTTCTGCTATTTTTTGTCCAAATTTATTTTGATAAACCATAAAAATATCAGGTATATAAATAGTATTTTTACCTGTTAATGGATTACGATAAGGTATTTTTATTGCTTCGCTAGCCCATTGTAGTACAGCAGGATTATTATCACAAAACATAAAAAAAGACATTTCCCATCCACTTCGATATTTCGGCTTACCATTGCCTACATATTTTTGTGGATTTTTTAATTCATATATACCTTGTGCCCATTTTCCCATTATTGAACAATATTGCGAGCTACTGATGCCACAGGGACTAAAACGTTATTTACACCATACATAACTGCTTTATGTGGATTTATACTGTTTAAATAATAAGCCATTGTTAGTGTTATTTGCATAGTATTTTGAGCACCTTTAAAAGAATTTAATAGAGTAAAAACATCAGTGGCTGTTAAATATGCTATTCTAAATAAATTTACTGTAAATGCTTCTGATGTTTTTTGATCATCACAATATTGATTAAAAAAAGCATTTACTACTTCATATTGACCTGCAGGAGGTGAAATTTGCAAATCATAAAATGCGTCATAGATTCTTGTAGTAGGATCTTGTTTTTCTGATAAAATTGTGATTGGCATCAGTTTAATCCCCCGTTATCGGTGGCTCAGTATTTTGAGTTGGGTTGTTAGATGGTTTAAAGGCAGGAAACTTAAAATTTGATGAATTATTATTTATAACTTGGGTTACTCCTTGCGCTAATTCTGTCTTTGCCGCAGCCACTAAGTCTTTTGTATTTAAATTTTTAGAAGCAGTAATTCCTTTAATTGCTGCTCCGATTAAGTTACCATTACTTAAATCTTGCTGAATACCTAAAGCAGTATCGACCAAACCGCCTTGACCTAAAATACTATTTCTTGTACCTGCTTTAGTAATTGGGCTTTTTTCTCTATCATAATGCGATGGATCGCCAAAGTTTTTCACAATGTTACTTGGATTTTCTCCACTTATTGCACCATCAAAATATTTAACGTATTCATAACGAATTGACATGCGATTTTCCATAATACCTGTTGTTTGATAATAATCATAAGTATCATGTTGCCAATTATCAATTATTGGATTTACTAGCTGATACAAAGCAAAGTTATGTTGATTAAATCCATAAATATTAATATTCTTAAAAAATGGAACTTTACCTGTACCTAAACTTGTTGAGGTTGATGTTGGATTAAGTTCTACCCCGTTGTAACCCCATTGCTCTGTACCTAAATTATTACTATATTGATTAGCATTATTTGCGGCTTCATTATTAATATTGTTGGGATCATTTATGTTAAAACTATAATATGCATACCATAATTTTCTTATTAAATTATTGTTATCATCATTAAATGTTACTGTAACAGGATCATATTTTATTTTAGTTTGGATAATACGATGGCGATTATATTGATTCATATCATGTAAATCAAAAGTATATTTTGGTAACTCTATACTTTTTACTCCTAAACCAAAATTTTTATCATCAGGAAATATACCTGTTTGATTTATAAATTGCTCATTTATATCAAAGTACACATGAAATAACCACTTATATTTAGGTGAATAAGCATATCCATCACTTAAAAAAGTTTTGGCTGCATGTTTATAATCTTTTAAAAACTGGCGACCAAAGAGTTCTTCGGACGCACTCTGCAGCACTTGCTGAAAAAAACCCGCCATAAGTCTATTTTATATATTAACTACCAATACCACTGACGTTATCATTAATAGCTCTAGCAATAGCAACTCCTACACCTTGTTGAATACCTTGATTATTATCCGTTGGCGTTTGTACAGCATTATCATATCGTATAGTCATACTAATTGTTACAGGTTCATTTGTACCATAATTTAAAGTATTATAGTTAACGTTTTGAATAAAGCAACCATATAATTCCCAAGTCTCAAGAACATTTGGCGTATAGATTCCACCACCACCATCAAGAATTTGAATAGCGGTTCCAAATTTGTAACTTTCTCCTGCAGAAGCACTTGCTTGCTCGCTAAAATCAAATTGTTTTTGGATTTGCTCACCAATACGCATTGCAACTGCCCCTGCTGCATCATCACGTAAATTTAATGTAATTGCTTGCCATTCAGGTTTTCCTGCTAAGTATACACGACTGTTATAAATTTCTAGAGGAATTTCAGGAAAAGTAATTTGTGGACGTGTAACATCTATAACTTGTTTTGTTAATTCAGTTGTAGTTTTATCTACGCCTAGATTATTAAACAATACTCGAAAACGATATTGTAATTTTGGCATCAATAAACCTTGAGCATTTTCTGCTGCCCCTGCTATTGGCACTGTCATTTTTCCGATTGAAGTAAAGGCCATTTTAAATTTCTCCTTAGTAATATTTATATTATGTATAATTCCGTATTGCATAAATACTTTTTAATAGTTATACAAGGATATCGACCCAATATGTCAATTATGTGTAAAATATGTAACAAAGTTTTTTTAAAACAGATTACAAACAGTCATTTAAAAATTCACAATGTTAGTACTTTTGAGTATAAACAAATGCATGGTGAATTATCATCTTTAGAGTATAAAAATGAACTAAGTAAAAATAGAATGGGTATTAATAATAGTAATTATGGTAAAAAATGGACTGAAGAAAACAAAAAAAATTTATCGGAAAAAAATAAAAATAAAATACCATGGAACAAAAATAAGAAAATAGAAATAACAGAAAATATGAAACAAGGTATAGCTAGCCGTGAAGAAAAATATAAAAAAGGAATTTTAAAAAAAGCAAGTGGAAGAAAATTAGATGATGAATTTAAAAAAAGGTTAAGTAATAAACTTAAAGCATATGCTTTTACTAATTCTAAATTATTAAAAGAACGTGCAAAAAAAGCGGTTGAGACAAAAAAAGAAAAAAAATACGATTTTGGTTTACCGATGAGAGGAAAAAAACATAAAAAAGAAACGATTGAAATAATTTCACAAAAATCTAAAGAAAATAATATTAAAAAAACTGAAATATATTTCGAAAAAAGATTAAAATATATTGAACAAGCAAATTTACAATTAATAAATGAAGAAGATAAGTTATTGATGTTAAATTGTAAAAAATGCAACTCTGTTTTTTCTTTAACACGTCAATGTTTTACTGAATCTAAATTTAGAACAGATTGGTGTCAAGTATGTTATCCAATTTCTACTCCATTAAGAAGTAAAAATGAAATTGAACTTTTTGACTTTATAAAATCTTTATCAAATGACACTGTTAATTCAAATCGTCAAGTTTTATTAAAAAAAGAACTTGATATTTATGTTCCAACTAAAAAAATTGCTATAGAATTTAATGGTTTATATTGGCATAGTGAAGACATTTTAGAAAGACACGGAAAGTCAAAAACAGCAGATTATGAAAAAATGAAGCAATTAACATCAATGCAAATTAGATACATTGGTGTATTTGAAGACGAATGGATTTATAAAAAAGAAATTGTCAAAAGCAGATTAAAAAATATTTTAGGTTGTACAACTGAAATTATATATGCTAGAAGATGTAAAATTAAAAGTATTACATCAACAGAAGCATCTGTTTTTTGTGATAATAATCATATTCAAGGAAGAGGTAGAAGTAATATACGTTACGGTTTATTTTATAATGATGAATTAGTATGTGTAATGACTTTTAGTAAAAATAATTTATCTCGTAAAATCAAAGGTTGGGAAATAAATAGATTTTGTAATAAGATTAATACAACAATTGTAGGTGGAGCGAGTAAATTATTTTCATATTTTTGTAAAATTAATGATCCTGAATTTGTCATATCATATGCAGATCGACGATGGAGTGATGGTAAACTATATGATACGCTTAATTTTCAATATGTTTCATCTACTAAACCAAACTATTGGTATTTTTTACCTAATGAACTAAAAAGAATACATCGATTTTCTTTGCGAAAAACTAGTAATGATGATCAATCTTTAACAGAACACGAACTAAGACGACAACAAGGATATTATAAAATATATGATTGTGGTCATACTAAGTGGATATGGAAAAAGGGGCAATAAACCCCTTTTTAAATTAACAGACTATTTTATAATTAGAAACCTTCTTTTAACAAAAGTTTATAATTTATTATAGCTGTTGTATCTCCCCCGTATTTAAAATACGTACAGGAATGTAAATAAATTCAACTGCTTTTACAGGTTCAATAGCAACATCGATCCACAATTCATTTCTATCGATTCTAGCAGGAGTATTATTACTTTCGTCACAAACTACGAGGTAATCATATATTCCACGTTTTGATTGAATATCATTTAACAATGTTTGTACAACGCCTTTAGCTTGAGAACGAGTTATTGTATCATTTGGTTCAAATATAAATGGTCGAACTGCTTGTTGTAAACGCTCACGCAAGTAACATATTAAACGTGCAACATTAGTTCGATCCAATGCACTTTGACTATCAAAGCTATTTTTGTTACCAAAGTTTAACAATCCAATATTTGTAAAGAATGCTACGGGATTAATAAAATTCTGATATTCTACGTCACGCAAAGCTACACGATTTTTAGTTACAATAAATTCTCCTGTTTCGGCATTGATATAACCGATATTGGTTGCATTATCTACAATTCCTCTTCGTTGACCTGCGGGAGCAAACCATGGATATGCTATTGTATCGTTACGTAATATAGTACGCAAAAGCATGTAACTTGGTGGCAATGCAACCAATGCTCCTGATAAATCAGTACCTAAACAACTTGGATAATATAATCCCATGTAAGTATCACGATTAACTAGTCCTTGTTCACCACTTTGTGCTGCAAGTGCTGAGTTAGTTGCCCAAGCAAAAATATCATTTGCATTATCAGCTAAGCGCAATGGTGTATCACCTACAATATAAGCAGTCTGTCCACGATCATTATTTAATGTAATCATGTTTGGCTGCAATTCTGTATAATTTGGTGTAGCCATCAAGTTAAAAAATGTATCTTCTTCACGAACTTCTTGATTCGTATCAAGAGATGCTTTCATTGCTGCAACAACCATTGCTCTTTGTGCTTTACGACCCATATATGGCGCACCATTAGTTTGATTTCCACTTGTTGTTACCCAAGTGTAGCTTACTTCAGGAAGGGAGCCAGGCGTAGATGTTGGTGAAACATATGCGCCTGCATTAGGATAATTAGCACTTGTAAAATAATTAGTTCTAAACTGTTTTACATTGTAACCACTTCTACGTGTATTAAACAGTAGGGTTCCTCTTGGAAATCCAGAATAACTTGGAGCATCTAAATCAAGGTAATTACTTGTTAATAAACTCGCAATAGTTGGTACTGAATCACTTACAGGATTTACACCACTGTTTGGTCCCCACCGAGCATCAGCAAATACAATACCATTTTGCGTAACTTGATCTGTATTATCTATTAAAACCCATTGATTTAATCCTTCAACTTGTTGCCAACGGTTTACTAATGGATAATTTTCAAGATCACTTGTATCAATCCAAATATCTCCATAAACAAGAGGAGTACCATCACTTTGTGTTGTTGGTTGTTCAGCACTAATAATCGGTCCGTTGGGATCAGTATTTCCTGTAGCAGTTACACTCCATAATCCATTTGATCCATATTGTGCATTACGATATCCTACCCAACTAGAACCTGTATTAACCATAATATCAACTTGATCGACAACACTATAATACCAATTTCTATTATTTGTTGGCAATGTATTTGGTTCAACATCATTAGATTCATAATTAAATACTGCCCAATTACTACATGTTGTCATATAGATAGGATTCATAACTCCTGAATATGGTAATAAAGATGAAATTGCTCCACCTGATGCAATAACATATGCTGTAATCGGACTGTCTAGAATAAAAGACGATAAGGCTGTACCACCAAGTGTAACAATATCTCCCGTAACATAACCTGTTCCACCACTAGCAGTAATACTTGAAATTGTAAAACCTGTGTAAGTTATACTCACTAGAGTAGCCCCTGTCCCTGTTCCTCCTGAAATCGTTAAAGTACCTGCTGACGGACCTGAAGTAGTTATTATAACTTGGCTATATGGACCATACTTTACGTTATCAGGCGCACCTGACGTATTATACGTTAAACCTGCAATATCAACAGGAGAATTTGTATAACCATTATCATCAAGAATGATTTCTCCACCTTCTGTGTGAGTCAACACAATTGCCCCTGTAGGTGAAACAGAAGCAGTGGTGTAAGGAATATTTGCTGAAGTCCACGCTGAAACAAAATCTAAAGCTCCTTTTGCAGTTAACGTAGAAGGTAAACTAACTGTATATCTTGATGATAAACTTGAACTATTTGGTATACTTACATATACACCAAATGATGAAGCACTTAATCCAAAGTTTGGACTTAGGTTAGTTCCTGTAAAAACAGAAGGCCCTGATGCGATTCTACGAAATAGCTGTAGTGGGGCACGACCTTGACCAATTCCTAAACCATACTGTGCATAAATAGTACCTATCACAATATTTTTTCCTCCCGTAGGATCTAAACTAGTAGATGCTGCTTGATCACTTGGATATAAAGGACATGGAATACTTGTGAATACGTCTGTCAAAGTACTGTAAATGCTTGTAACTAAATTTGTACCTTGATTAGCAGCATTTGTTTTTATCCAAACACTGCCTGTAGGTCTTGGTGTAGGACCACTAGCTGTCCAATTCGGCTGTTGCGCATTATTCCCATAAAAAACTGTTGGTCTAGTGTAAGTTCCAACTGTAAATCCAAAAAGTCCCCAATTTGCTCCACTATTACCATCAGATAAAGTAATAGTTGTATCGTTCAAGGAATATTGAAAAATATTAACACGATTATTTACAACACTTGCTTTAAGATTAGGTACAGTAGTAATTGCATTGATTGCTGCTGCTAAAGAAGTTGCGGTTGTACCTGAACTAAATGTTGCTGAAAAAGTAGTGCCTCCTCGTACCACACTTATTGTTAACAATACACTACTTGCAGCCGTAATAGCACCACCCTGTAAAATCGGCACTGATAGTAGCCAAGTAGGATTCCCAACAGGCACCCAAGTATTATATAAATCATCCGTGGCTTTATTTAAATATGTGCCTGCTTTATACCAATAAGTAGAATAAGACCCAGGCGCCCCATAATCCGTCACGCCTGTTACAACTGCATAGTCACCAATATTTCCAATATAAGATTGGGGTTCTTGACTTGCACCTACTACATCATCTGCTGAATCAATTACTATTGGAGCTTGTAAATTAAAATTTCCTGTGGTTTGATTAAATTCCAACATTCCCCATGTGCTAATAGTAGTGTTTAACCAATATGTGCCATCAGATGGATTACCTGCAGGGCGACCAACCTGACCAACTAAACTAGCTAAATCAATGTTTGCTCTTAAAACATAACATAAATTTGTTGCTCCTAACACACTGTATGCAGTTAATAACCCATATTCATTAAGTTCATAACCTTGAATTGGTGTGCCATTAACAGTTTTATAGAAAAATGGATTCCCAAACACTGTTACTAAATCACGTTGACTTGTTATTCGATATAATTTATTAGCATTTGTTAGTAATGTTCCAACTGCAACACCTGTTCCCGATGGATTTGATTTGTTTTGTGCAGTTGCTATTAATACCATTGGAACAGAATTTGACCCTGATGGTAAATATTGGCTTTGATCAATAATTGTAACTTCTACGCCTGGTGAAACTAAGGGCATTATTTTTCTCCTAAATATAAAATATAAGATTTTTTCTTATTAATACTATTTAGGATAAACTACTAAAAAACATATCTTTAAGACTCTACTAGTAGAGTTACAATAATAAATAGCAAAATGAGACCATTTTGCAAAATTTGTAATAAAAATCCACGTGCTGCTGCTTACTATCGCAACGGAAAACGATATTTTAGATCACGATGCAGTATTTGTATTTCAGCTAACCGACAACAAATAAAAGCTAAACCAAAATGGGAAAGTAAAGGGTATAAGAAAAAACTCACATGTGATATCTGTGGGTTTCGTTCGCAATATACTTCACAAATTACTGTATGGCACATTGATGGCAATTTAAATAATTGTGAATTAATTAATTTGAGAAGTATATGTCTTAATTGTGTTGAAGTTATTAAGAGAAAACAGACAACATGGAAAATTGGCGACCTACAAGTAGATTATTAATTTTTTTATGTAAGTCATCAATGGTTGAATCATTTTCTATAACCGCATCAAATTTTAATCCACAATGACTATATTCACTAGCATGAACCTTCATATGATCTAATTCAGCCCTAGCGATTGCCCAACCCATGTTTTTGGGTCCCTCATTATAAGAGACTGCTGCTTCATACCAACTTGGATCAGCACCACGCTTAACTCTAACAACAATTCCACCTGAGCGATGTATAGCATCTATTTCATTTTTAAAACGACAGTCAGTAATCACTATATTATCATTAGTTTTTTGTAACTTACGCTCTACACTCGCTACCCATATTTCATCATGAAAATTATTACGGAATAATTCTGTACCCCAATGTTGTAATACCATTCTTGGTGTTAAGTTTGCAATGCCTAATCTATCAGCCCACCATGCATCTACTTGTTCACGCCATTCTCTACTAGATTTTGTTACCCCATCTAACATTTCACGATCCCAACCAAACACAGCAGCTACTGCATCCTTCAAACTTTCTGCAAATGATAAACGTCTAAAACCATGTTCATCAATTAAATAACTTGCAATGGTGTCTTTACCACTATCAATCAATCCGCAAATACCAACAATCATATTGCCCTCCATTTGACAATATTATGACAAATTATTTTTAAAATTCAAGAAATTAAGTTGTTTATGCAAATTCTCTTTGGATTTGTTCTCTTTTTTCACGATATTCTTGATATAACTCAATCTCTTTCATATTTACCGTATGATAATAATTACCCATCATATGATTCTTAAGCATACCTTCACTAAGCCATTGTAGTCTTTGCTTGAATTCTTCCAAATTAGGAGTTTTCATATATTCATATGAATTCATTAGTTCTTTTCGTAGTGCATTAAGTGCTTTAGCTTTCGTAATCATATATTATCCTTGAACCCAAGTTAAAGGTTGTGACCAATCTACATAACGTTTTAATTCATCAATCAATTCTGCAAAACCTTCTTTAGCCTCTGCTTTCATGGCAGTACCATTTAATGTAGTTCCACCCGTTGGTCCTGCGATTGTACCATATTTTTCACGTGCTTCACCTATGATCATTTTACATTGACACAATGTCCAACTTGTAATCCAATTTGCAATAGAAGGATCTTTTAGTAATGTTATCTCAGGTTTTAAATTATATGTCCATAATAATAATTGCTCACCACTACCTTTAAAATTACGAACAAAACTAATCTCTTTTGTAACAGGATTAAATGTAAAAATTACATATCCGCCAAACATACGTGCAGCCAATTCAATATAACCTGCATAAAAATCATATGTGGCTAAACCACCTGCATAATTATAATTAAGTAAATAAGTGTTCAAAATTGCACTTGAAAATGGATCAAAAGATGAAGCAGCAGGTCCTGTCTCTAACCCAACAGTTCTACGAAATACTTCTCTAACAGTAGTTACTTCTTGTGGTAAAATATAAGTATATTGATTACTTTCCACAGTAAGTAAACTATAAGATTCTTCATAAGCATTTTGCGCACGTTGACGATAGGTTGCTATTGCATATTGATATGCTGCTTCAAAATGTTTTGGATCTAATTCTAAATCAATAATACCGCCACCTAAGCGTAGCTGAATATTATTGAACAGTTGTTCTTTTTGTGTTTGTAGCGGAGGAAGTACAGGTGTAACTGACATATTATACTCTCTTATTATAAAAGTATTTATTCAGTTTTTGGTTCTTCCTCAATATCATACATGTCACCACATTTTGGACAAACAAAAGCACATGCTTGAGACAAATAAACAAATCCATTAACATGTCCACATTTGTCTTGTAAAATATCAAAAGTGTTTTTTTCTGTATTAGTCTGCATAATTTCAACTGCACGTGCAAAAAGATTCATTAGAAATCGCCTTCTTTACGATTTTCACTATAATAAGCATCAAATTTTCCACTTGGGTAACGTGATTCTAATTTGTTTACATTTTCAGCGATCACGTCATTTGGGTCTAAGTTTAAAGCTCTGCAAGCATTTATCCAATACCAAATTACGTCACCTAGTTCACGTTTCATATGAAAAACATTTTCTTCACTTAAAGGTTTACCTTGAAAGAAAATCTTTTTAGGAATTTCACAAAATTCGCCTGTTTCAGCAGCAAGACCCAATGCAGCAGTAAGCAATAGTGAAACATTAACGTTAGGACCGTGATGATTATTAGTAAAATCATAATTACCATCTAGTTCATCACAACGATTCATAAAAGTTGTGAGATCATTACTAGGTTTACTAGTTACTGCTTGTACAAATTCTAGATACTTATTAAGATCGATATGTTTCATTAATTAACCTTTAAAATAATTGTGGTATCGTTCATCCTACCATGGGGAATAGTCTGTAAAGTTTTAATATCTTTAAAAAACTTTCTTGAAGCAGGTTTGCTACACTTCATTAACTCTTTAATTTGATCATTAGGTTTGCGTAACGTTTTTGTTCCACTATTTACATTATCAAACCCAACAATTGTTGTACCTTTAACACTCATTGATTGAGCATGTTCATCAGCAACAAGATAAGTTAATTTACGCTTGGACACATCATACAACCAAATTTCTTTAGCATCAATTAATTTAGATGGATCAACACTTCTTAATCCTAATTGTTCATCTTTTAATTGAAATTTAAGTTGTCGTACTTGTTGCTCGGGTGTTAATACTTTCTTTTTTCTAGCAGGTAATTGAGTTTTTTTAATACTTATATACCCATTTAAGCTAGAAATAATAGATTCACAAAATTTAACAAGATTTTTAATTTGTGTTTTATTTAAATGTGAATATCCTAAAACTAATTCTTTATCTTTTTGATTGTAAACTATCTGAAATTCATCTAATCTTTTTTGCCATGTTTCAATCAATATTGATACATGTTGTGGCAATATGTTTTTCTCTGTTAATATACCTATAACATCAATATTAATTTGATTTTTAGTTCTACTTAACAAATAATCATCAAATGCACCTTCAATTTCTCCACATACTTCGTGTGTACGTTCACGCATAATATCTTGAATATTTGACTTATGTGTCTCTTCTTTTTTAATTATGGTTGGTTTAGCTAAAGTTTCAAGTAATCGAGTTACTTCATTAATTAATATAGTTGATTCATGACTTGTTAATTCTAACCCACGCATATTCATTCTTGCCAACCAACACAATGTTACCATAAATTCACTTTCATGTACATTACGCATTGCTACTGCATGTTTATCATTACCCAACCAATCTAAATATTGAATCAATATTTCTTTTGCATCCTTTTTGGAAAAAAACCGTGTGTACCATGTAAACGACCTTGCTAATGCGTGTGCCCTTAAATCGGGATCAGGTTGCATAATGAAATTGGGTTCATACCCATAATATTTTAAATCTGAATCTTTAGGGATTAAATCTTTAATTGTGTTTTGATTATTCAACTCTTTCCTCTTATATTTTTGTTTTTTCATATCTCATGTTCCAATGTACTTTATTTACAACAATTTAGTCAAAACATTCAGATAAATATATAAATCATGCCAAAATTAAGCTTGTGGAGAACACAAAAATCAAATGATTATCGATTCTTTGATAAAACCATCAAAGAAATGTACACTGTTGGTTCTACCGATTTATATATTCACAAATATATTGGATCAAATAATCCTGCAAATGATGACCTTACTACTCCTGTTTATGATAAGTTAGACCCAACTAATATACAAGATTTAATGTGGCTTGAAAACCGAGATAGAAAATATGATTCAAGTATATATCGATTAAGAGGTCATTACAATGTATCTAATATTGATTTTGATTTAAGTCAATTTGGGTTATTTTTAAGTAATGATGTAATTTTTATTACAGTACATTACAATGATATGATTGATATATTAGGTAGAAAATTAATGGTTGGTGATGTTCTAGAATTACCGCACTTGATTGATTATAATCCGCTTAATGAAACAATACCCGTAGGGCTAAGAAGATTTTATCAAATCACTGACGGTAACTTTGCTAGCGAAGGATTTAGCCAAACTTGGTTTCCACATATGTGGCGACTTAAAGCAGAACCATTAGTAGATAGTCAAGAATTTGCAGATATTTTAAGACAACCAATTAATACAGATAATTATATGGGAGATTGGAATGAAACAATTTCCTACGAAGTTGGTTATACAGTTTTATGGGGGGACAAAATTTATACACCTAAACAACCTGTACCTGCAGGAATTTCACCACCTGATCCTACATATTGGCAACTAAGTCCTCAACAGCAACTTACTGATATTATATCAACATATAACAAAAATATTGAAATTAATAACAAAAACTTGGAAGAAGCCGCACGTTTAGTGCCAAAAGGTGGTTACAATAGACAACAATTATATGTTGTACCAACTTACGATAATAACGAACCCGCACCTCCTGTCAATATTATAACTAATAGTTCTAATCCTACCCCTGTCAGAGGAAATATTGTGTATGTATCTAGTCCATTTTATTCATCAGCAAGTCCTGCAATATCAATTGGGGCAGCAGCGTTAAATAATTTAAAACAAATGGCTAAATTGTCTAAAGGATTAGCTAATCATATAGATAAATTTATTTCGGTATCTTTGCAAGTAGCACAAATTGAACCTGAACTTACTTCAAGTGGTAGTGGGCGTGTAAGTGGAACACCTGTGCTTGCCGCAAGAGTATTAGGTCCTGTGTCAGGACCATATGGCACTGCGGACAATACATATGTTAATGCAGATGAATATTTACGTTTTGAAGTAAAAGCAATAGGTAATCAAAACATAAGAGGTTCTAATATATTACACATTCAAAATACAACACAAGATCTATCAAATTTATTATTACTTGATGCGCCTGGGGCATTAGTGTATCCTTTCTTAGATGGCACTAGAGTTACTAACGTTATTGATAGTCAAACAGTTGAAATAAATTTCCCAATTCAAAATAATATTGAAAGTGGTCAATTATTGATTGTTTCTGCAAATTTTCCTGGAGTGATTACACAAGAGATGGATTATCGTGCAGATTCAGATCCACGATTTACGTTTATTCGTCGAACAAGCCCACAAAACTTTGGATATTTAGCAGGATATATGGCAGGAACTGATGAATTTCCAAATGGAGAAGCAACTAATGCAGGAATACAATTTCCTGCAAATCCACAACAAGGTGATTATTTTTTAAGGATTGATTATCTTCCACAAAAATTATTTAGATTTGATGGTACATTATGGGTTGAAATTAGTCAAAATGTTAGAACAACAACAGGATTTACAGTAGAAGATAAGTCACAATTGAGTTCCTTTATTAACAATAATGAAGTTGTTCAAACAACTAATGGTGGATTTATACCAAGTCGTCAATCATTAAGTAATGCGTTAAAAATACAACCTGATTTATAAAGGATATTAAATTGGCAGAATTTTTTTATGATAAGCAGGTAAGACGATTCTTAATACAATTTGCTAAAATATTGTCAAATTGGTATGTAGAAGATGGTTATGATCCTAGTGGTAATCCTATTTTGAAACGTGTTCCAATAATGTATGGTGATCAAAGTCGTAATGTAGCAAACATTATTAATAATAACAGTCCAAGTAATTTACCTACTGTGCCACAAATTACATATTATATTAGTGGATTAACTTACGAACAAAATAGAACACAAGATCCATATTTTGTAGATAACTCTATAATTAGACAAAGAACTTTTAATGATAATACACAAGAATTTGAAACTACACAAGGACAAGCATTTACTATAAAACGTTTGATGCCCGTACCATATCGTTTAAGTGTAACAGTTGATTTTTGGACAAGCAATTACAATCAAAAAATGCAATTATTTGAACAATTGGGTGTACTTTTTAATCCATCTTTAGAAATACAAAGTACAGATAATTTTATTGATTGGACTTCGTTAAGTGTTGTTTACCAAGAAAGTTTAAATTATTCAAGTAGAACCATTCCAATAGGCACTGCGAATCCAATTGATATTATGACATGGAAATTTTATATGCCTATTTGGATTTCTACTCCCGTTAAAGTACAAAAATTAGGAGTTATACATAAAGTTATTAACAGTATATACAAAGGCACTGCTTTAAGTGATATGCAAGATGATGATTTGCTTTTAGGTACACGACAAAAAGTAAGTCCTTATGGATATCAAGTATTATTATTGGGTAATACGTTACAGTTGCTACCTGGGAAACAACCACAATATCCAAGTAACAATACTTTAGAACTTCCATCTAGTCCAAATACAAGTTTGTATTGGAAAGCTTTATTAAATGTGTATGGGACGGTAAGGCCTGGGATATCAATGATTACACTTGAAAATCCATATATGAATACAGAAATTATGGGTACAATTGTTTTTGATCCACTTGATGATAGGTTATTAAATTTTACAATTGACCCTGACACTATTCCCGCTAATACACTTGATGCAATAAACAGAGTAATAGATCCTCTTACTCAAGGACCTAATGTTAACTTACCATCTCCAACTCTTGGAACAAGATATTTAATTACTAATAATATGGGAAATGATTTAGCTTTAACTTTAATTTGTAGTGAACCAACAACACTAAGTATAGGTGCTACAGTTATTAAAGTAAGTGGTTTAAATTTATCAGCTAATAGTAATTGGATTGATAGCTTATTAAATGCAAGAACATCATCAGGACAAGGAATATTTGTTGTTGGAACTAAAATTATTTCAGTAGATACAGTATTAAATACAATAACAATTGATAATCCAACTATTGCAAGTCTTGAAAATGGAGATATTATATACTCAACTACTTATAATATGGCAAGTGCTTGGGGTAATATTAAAGCTAATCAAAATGATATTATTGAATACAATGGAACAGAATGGGAAGTATCTTTTAATAGTGAAGCAGAATTAGCTCCACAATGGGTAGTAAACTTATATACAAATGTACAATATCGTTATGGTAAAGATTCAGGTTGGACAAAATCATTTGAAGGATTTTATAATCAAGGTTCATGGAACATCGTTATATAAACAAAACTAACAATAGTGTAGGAATATTATTTTGTTCACTGAGTACAAATAGACAATTATTTTTACTGCGCAACGATAAAAAAATTAACACATGGGGGTTACCTGGGGGTAAGGTGGAACGACATGAAAGTTTACGTGATGCCTTACATCGTGAATGTCAAGAAGAAATAGGTTTTTGGCCTGATAAAATTAAATTATTTCCTATTGAACAATTTACAAGTGATGATAAAAAATTTGTTTACCATACATTCTATTCATTTGTTTGTGACGAATTTATTCCAATTTTAAATAATGAACATTTAGGATATTGTTGGTGTGATAGTAACTTTTATCCTAAACCTTTACATAGAGGATTGTTTAATACATTAAACTATGATATTATAAAACAGAAAATTTCACTAATACATGATGCAATAAAATAAACCCACTATAATGTGGGTTTATTTTTGTTAATATCACTGACTTGGTATTTGTAATATTTCTAAATTAGAACCTGTTTGTGGTGTTGAATTAGCAGCAATAAACGATACATGATAAGCTGTAGCATTTGCCATGTTACCAATATTGTTTGAATCAACATAATCAGGAGCAAATCCTTCAGCATGTGTATTTATAATACTGAAAATCGCTACGTTTGCATTTGCACCATCTATACCTTGAATAGCCATTTGCCCCGCTGATAAATTAGCTACATTGCCATCATCTACATTCGACAATATACAAATTTGTGTTCTTGTCGTATTAGCTAAATTTGCTACTAAAAACTTAGATTTACCTTTTTGACGAACAATATATGCATCACCTGCAGCATATGAACCACTAACATATTCAATATTGGCAATACATGCAATTGTATTTCCACCACTAACAGCACCTAAACCATTAGCACCACCAACAACACCTATATTCCCTAATTCTGTTTGAGCAGGAATACCAATATCTATGTTCCCTGTTTTTTGAATTTTAAGCTTTGCCATTTTTTATTTCCTTAGCTCGTTCTAGGAGCCATAACTACCCCATGTAATTATGAGTTCACTTGGAACAATTGTATTTATCTTAATTATGAACTATTTGACATACTTAACACACCACGCCAATTGCTACCATTATCTTCTGTAATGAACACCAAAACATCAACACCTGATGCTTGTAATGAAGGTGCAGCTCCTCCTGGCCATTTTGTACCTGTCATCCATGTCTGTGTGCCTGCTCCACCATTAGTTAATTCTAAAACAAAAATAGATGCAAATGAACTATTACCCGCTGTATTAGTCACAGTCCATTGGCAAGCTCCTGTAGCTGTAGCACTAACAACATCACCTAATGTTAAATCAATTGTTCTTGCTCCTGATCCACTGCCTAATGCGTTATGTTTATAAAAATTATTATATGATAATAAATTACCTAATACAGTTGCATTTCCTGTTACATTTGCATTACCTGTAATATTAGCACCTGTTCCTGTAATAACAAGCACATTAGCATTACCTACTGCACTAATATTTACATTACCATTTGCAGTAG